ACAACGAACACTCGTCTGCGTCGTTGGGGTACTCCGAAGTATTGAGCGTCAAGAACCCGGTAGGCGAACCCATACCCGATCCTCGCCAACATCCCGAGAAAGGCACCAAAGTCCCGGCCTTTGTTGCTGGACAGAACTCCGGGCACATTTTCCCAGGCGACCCACCGAGGCTTGTAAGCGTCTGCAATAGCTCCGTAGGTGAGCATGAGGTTTCCCCGAGGGTCATCAAGTCCGCGGCGAAGTCCTGCGACACTGAACGACTGGCAGGGGGTTCCTCCAACGAGAAGGTCAAAGTTCTCTCTGTTCGTTCCATCAAGCAAATCCTCCATGTTTCCGATATTCGGCACGTCCGGCCAATGATGAGCAATACAGCCGAGGGGGAACGCCTCGATCTCTGCGAACGATACGGGTTCCCATCCAAGAGGTTCCCATGCTACACTTGCGGCCTCTATGCCGGAACATACCGAGCAAAACCTCATCTTCTTTTCCCCTCCTCCCAAAAATTCCCCGCACTGATCACCTCGGCCGGATGCCGGGCGTATGCCGGGTTGTCGCATGGCTTCATACCTTGCGCAGCGCCGTCAGAGAGATCTCCCGCCACTTCTTGAGGCACTTGCGCAGGTGCAGGCTCGCCTGACGGGCCCGTGCCCCGGCCGCCTTGTTCCCGGCCATGCCAGCGCCGGCCTCGGATCTGAATGTGTCGAACATACCCATAATCTCATCGAGCATTTTTTGTTGATCACTCACCATAACCTCCGTTTGTCATACTATTATCATCATCGATCGGCGGAGTCTCGAACCGCAGAAACCGCCGCACAAAATTGAGCGTGACAGTGCCGCAGGCATTGCTGCGCCCCTTGGCGACGTCCAGGTCCACGTCGATCACGTCCCGGTCCTCTGTCGCCCGCATCCCGGACAAGAAAAGCACTATATCCGCATCCTGCTCCACAGCCCCGGACTCACGGAGCTGGGAAAGCATGGGTTTTTTAGTCTTCTCCGCGTCACGGTTGAGCTGGGCCAGGAGCAGAACAGGGACGTTGAGCTCAAGGGCCAACTCCTTGATGGTCCGCGACGCCTCGGCAACCTCCTGCTCACGCGATCCGGCCCGCGAATCCGGGCGGATGAGCTGGAGATAGTCGATGATCAGCAGATCAAGTCCCATCTCCCTGTGCCACCGCCGGGCCTGGGCGCGGATGCCCGTGGGCGTGATCCCCGGGCGGTCGTAGATGCGAAACCTCTGCGACCGCATTTTGCCGGCGAACGCGCGCAGCTTGTCCACCTCCCCGGTCCAGAACTTGCCGGTCCGAAAATGCTGGGCGTCCACATCACACGATGCCGCGCCCAGCCGGGCCATGAGCGCGTCTGACGGCATCTCAAGGGAGATCACCCCCACCCCGCACCCCGAGACGATTGCGTACATGCCCAGATTGAGGGCCATGGCCGTCTTCCCGCACCCGGGCCGGGCCGCCAGGATGACGATCTCCCCGGGAAACAGACCGCCGATGAGCCAGTTGAGCCGGTCGAACTGGGTGGCGATGCCGCCGCCCCCCTGCTCCTGGACCCGGTCCACATAGGAAAGGAAATGGTCGCACACCTGGTCGGGCCGCTGGCCGGTCTCGCAGACCCCGGGGTCAGCGCCCGCGTCCGCTGTTTCCTGGGCCAGCCGGATGGCATCGTCCAACGGCCTGGTCAGGTCCCTGGCCAGCGACCCCAGCTCCATGGACCGGGTGATCATCTCCCGGCGCCTGGCCGCCTCACGGACCATGGTTGCGTATTCCCCGGCACGGCCCACCGACGGCATGGACTCGGCCACCCGAGCCAGCCAGACCGCGTCCACCTTTTTCCCAGACCGGGAAAACTGGTCCACCACCGTGACCAGGTCAACGCCATTGCCCTCCTTGTCCAGATCGAGAAACGCGGCCCACAGATCCCGATGCGCGGGCACGTAAAAATCCTCGGGCCGGACATGCGCGTCCCACAACACCGAGGCGTCGCGGAACACCGCGCCCAAAAGCCCGATCTCCGCGTCCGGATTATGGGGCGGCAGCTGGTCCAAACGGGCGGAACCCGGTTGCGGCGCCGGGGTGTCAGCCATTGCCCACCTCTAGGACCGCCGCCTCGTCTCCGTCCGGGCCGTCTACCAGATCAAGCCCATCCAGCCGGCTTCGGGATGCGATCACCCCGGACATCCAGTCATCCATCATCTGCAGCCGCTCCAACTCGCCCAGAAAACACATCACCGTATCGACCAGGCTCTCCAGATCCGCACGGGAAGCGAACAGGGGCTGCCCGCTCCTGCACCGCTCAAGCGACCGGCACAACCGGTTCCCCGCGTCACGCACCGTGGTCACCTGGCCGATCATCTCTTTGAGCACGTCCTCGGAGGTCCAACTGGCATCAATCATCGCGAACCACCTCCTTGTCCAGCAGGTCGAACAACACGCACTCACGGACGATGTCGTCAAACACCACCCCGACCATCTCATACGCCTGGGTCAGCCCGTCCAGCATGAGCGCCCTGACCTGGGGGTGCGGACGCCCAGAAGTCCCCATGGCCCGCAGCCGGAAGATGTGCCGCCACTCCCTCAAATTTGCGGTCAGCACGATCTCCGTGGCCGTGGACAGGGGCAGAAGCCCCCGGGCCCGCTCGGGCGGATTCCCCAGGCGGATCATGGCCTTGTATCCCTTCTCCGCCTCGTTCATCTGCCGCATCCATGCCTCCTGCTCCCCCGGGGTCCACTCGTCCCACCAGACCGGGCGGATAAACGCGATCCCCCCGGAATAGTCGCAAAACCGGGTCGATCTCTCCGTGGGCGAGGCCAGCCGGTGGCGCAGCAGCTCGCGGGCCACGCCGATATCCGTGACCATGCGCATGGTCATGACTACATGTTCCAGGCAGCTCTCGTGCTCCCGGACGATCAAAGAGCGCACAAATCCGGATGCCGAACCGGCCCGGGCCTTACCCTCGGACATCCACGCGGTCCGTCCGGCCGCCTCGATCCGCTCCAGAGGGACTGATGGGCACCACTCTATGGATATTTTTTGTTCAACCACTTCCATTTCCGATCTCCCTGTGTTACAAGACAGCAAAGTTAGCAGTCCGGCCGCTGGGCCAGCCGTACCAGCATCCGCAACTGCGCGGCCATGCGCTCGGTCACGGGAAAAGTCCCGTTACGGACGCCCCTGTAATACCTGTCGCCGACACCCAGCTCACGGGCAACTGCCGCATGGCTGCCATAGGCACGACGCAGGATTTCTGACATCTCCTTGACATTCATGCGACAGATCATAGGTAAAAATTACCTATGCCGCAACAAAATTACTACCGGTTGATGGCGGAAGATATTTCCGGGTAATGGTAGGGTTGATAGTAGGGTCTATGGTAGGGTCTATAGTAGGGTCTATCAAAAAAAAGCGACCGAACGGTCGCAAGGAGAGGAACATGCACAGCAATGTCGAACATATTTTCATGCGGATGATCGATGACATCCGCAGAAGCCGTCGCATGACCGCCCGGGCGGTTGCCCAGTCGGCCTTCCAGGATATCAAGGACGCCGACCGGCGCTACCGTTTCCTGGTCGCCGGGTCGTCACCGTCCGGCAAGCCCATGCGGTTGTCGCTGGCGGAATGTGTGGCCCTGGCACGGGCCGCGGGATCAGAGCCGAGTCATATCATTTGGGAGGCCATTGCCCGACACGACGCAGCCTCGCCCCCTCGCCATCTTCCGGAGAGTCTGGCCGGGCCTGATCGTCCCCGGTCGTCACACGATCTGTAGCCCGGCACAGCAGGTCCTCCTCGTCACCCAGAGCACGGGCAACTATCCGCACCCGGTCCCCAAGTATATGGCATAAATATCCGACTGATTTGTCGTCCGTAGCGTCCGAGATCGTGTCCAACGATCCGGCTATACACAGCAATTCGCCTATGAGCATAGTTTCCCACCTCGTATCTCGGGTCATGTGAAAAAAAACACTCGTAGCGTACCACCCACACCCCCAGACCGCAAGCCCCCATCGAAAAAACACCACGCCAGCCCCGCCATGGTAGGGTTTCCAACACCCCCTCGAAAAAAAAACAGGTAGGTATTACCTTTTTTGCTTGACCTTTTGGGTAATAATTACCTATCCTTTCCTTGTCTGACCGGCAGGACAGCCTGGACAGGGGGACACCAACGCTCGCCCCGCACGCATCCGCCAGTCGGATATCGCAGCAAATCATGTCGCGCTCCGGCTCCGTGAGGTCCCCGGCGAGCTCCCAGCGCGTGGCCAGTAGCCGGGGATGATAGGTAACGGGCCAGACGTCCTTTCCGCGTCTGATCCCTCCTTTGCCCAACGGGCGGCCTCACGGTCGCTCGTTGGAGTCGGGATCTGCGCCCATAACACATGGAGGTTCCATGACGATTGTCGCGTTTTTCCTGGGCTGCGGCGTGGGAGCCGGCCTGGTGGTCGGACTGCAGATACTCTTTACCGGCCTGCGCTCCAACGAAATCGACATAGACTGGAGAGAGTACCATGACAGATGACGAGGCGAGCCGGCCATTTTATTTCGGGCATTACCGGGTGTATCGGGACGGGCGGCTGAGAAACTCCCAGGGGCATTTTCTCACCCCGGTCATGCCGCCGGGCTATATCGAGGCCGCCTACAACCTGCGGCACAAGAAAAAGGGGCAGCGGATCAAGGCGCGGACCATCCTGCGCATTGTCTGGGGGATCAAGCGCGATCCAGGGGATTTTTCCCTGGCGTGGATCAAGCAGATCCGCAAGACCTGCGGGTTCAGGGCCCATGTTCACGCCCGGGTGCCGGTCACCCACCCGGACTGGCCCCGTCATATGTCCGAGCCCGACAATTGGTGGAACATGATCGACCACACCCCCGGCTGCGATGGGCCTGCAGACCCCGCATACTGCCCCCTGGAGCAAAACATGGCCGTCCCCTGTTTCGAGGGGACATACATCCACGCGGCAACGGGCGACCCGGCGTACCGGCTTGAGCGGTTGCGCCGGCTCAAGCTGCAGACCGAGGCCGAAATCATGCGCCTAGAGGAGGCCACTGGATGAGCCGATCCTTTTCAAAAACTAACAAGGCCAAGGTGGCGGCCCTGGATCTGGCCGTTTCTTTGTGCGCCAACCTGCGCGAGAGGGGACCGGCCATAGCCCGGCCTTCGCATGTCAGACGATCCCTTGACCGGATCGAGGCGCGCATCGCCCGGCTCATGGTCCTGACCATGGGGGTGAGCTCGGTGGAGGAGATGTCCGACAAGCGCCGCAGGGCCTACGCCCGCCTGCGACAGGACATTCTGGACATTGTGGAAAAACACTTTCAAGAAGACGAGATATCCTTTGCGTCCTACGTCGCCCTGACCGTGGACGTGACAGACACCATCTGGATCTGCACCCCCCCGGCCCACCGGCGCCATAAATACGAATGGAGCCTGCTCGCAGCCTCCCTGGCCGCCCTGTACCGACACATGGACCCGGAATGGACCCACCCCGAGCAGGACCGCGTGGCCCGCGCCGGGGACGAGATCGCCCACATCCTGTCCGTCAAATGGCCCCAGGCATACATACGGCGGCAGCAATGAACCTCCGCCAACTCATGCTTAGATCCGCGATCACGCTGTCCGTGGCCTCTCGGGGCAACCCTGTTGTGGCCATCCTGACAGCCGGTCTGTTCTTCCTGGCGTTCAACACCCTGGAGGCGGAGATAGAAACCCTGCTGTTCGGCCAGCGCTTCCTGCACCTGCTGGACCTGGCATTTCTCGCCGCGTTTATCATCTACATCTACGTGGTTATCCGGTGCTGCGCGGCGTACAACGAATACAACCAACAAAGAGGGAAACAAACACCATGAACAACATCATGATCGACCTGGAAACTCTGGGCACCACCCCAGACGCTGCGTTTGTGTCCATAGGCGCCTGCTGGTTCGATCCGGAGAGAAACATCATTGACCCGAAAGACACTTTTTATACGGTCATCGGCTGGCACTCAGCCATGCAAAACCGGGCCGTGGACGCGGGCACTTTGCAATGGTGGCTCCGCCAGGACAAGCGAGCTGTGGCAGCTATCATGGATTCCGGAGACAGCCCCACCCTGGGAGACACGCTGCTCAATTTTTCCCGGTGGGTGAAGAACCACCGCAAGCCCAGGGTCTGGTCCAACGGAGCCACCTTTGACATTGCCATTCTGGAAAACGCCTATCGCCAACTCGGCTACGAAGAGCACATCCCCTGGCTCTATCCCCACATCCGCGACGTCCGCACCGTCTGCGCCCTGGCCGAGGGGGTGGTCAACAAGGAGCTGTTCCTGTTCCAGGGAACCCCCCACGTGGCCGTCGATGATGCCATCCACCAGGCAAAATATGTTTGTGCCATGTGGCAGGCACTCAGAGGATAAATACAACAAAAACCTCGTAAATG